GCCCAGCCAATTCACCCACACGACAACCATTTAAAATCATAAACTCACACGCTAGAGCATATCTAAGAGTGATGTCTTTACGATAGAGTTCTTTCAGGATTGCTTTATATTCTTTTGGTTCAAGGTATTTGTCTTTAGCATTTTTAATCTGCTGCAAACTTTGTTTTCTTCTTGGTAACTTTGCTTTTCTAGCTGGATTGTTCTCGATAAACCCCTGGTCGATAGCATAATCAAAGAAGACATTTAGAACGGATTTTACACGGTATTTTTGAGTATACGTCCATTCTTCAGTATCAAGCATCCTTTGAATTAATCGGACATCCATATTTTCTAATTTAGTACCAGTTTCGATTTTATCTGAGATTCTGTTATAAGTAGCAAGCATAGTTTTGTATGTGCTTAATTTTATTTGTTTCTGATGAAATTCCCACCACTCTGAAAAAACTGTATGAAAGAGTGCAGAAGTAGTAGTCAGTTTTTGGAGTACGTTTTCTATTTTATCGTCTAGTAATTTCTGAGCTTCCTTTTTTGCTCTTGCTGATCCAGAGTCAAGGGTGACAGATACCCTCTTCCATTTTTCAGTATATGGGTCTTTGTACCGCTCAAAAAATTTATACTTACCATTGGGTAATTCTTCAATCCACATTGCTTTTTCCCCTTTATTTTGTTAAAATGGGTATAGTAAAGAGGGCCTTTTAATGCCATTCTTTCTATACACAGTACATCCCACATTCTAGCTTGCAGGCGAGTGTGGGATTTTTTTATAGTATTGCTGATAAGAAGTTATATAGAATAACCATCATCACAATAAATACAAGACAACCGCAACCGTATGAGCAACCTTCTGCTAAATCAAAATCAGTTGTTGTTTGGTTGTATATTTTATTGTATGCTGCACGTTCTGGATCTTTAATCCAACCGACACCCTTTTGTCCATAAAGGGGTGATGTGCCTGTTTTAATTCTTCTTTTTACTGCTCCAGTTGTACGTGCAGATACTCTCTTTTTGATATTCGGTGTGCGAGGCCCTATTTTCATAATCAATTCTTTCTCGTGCTCTCTATATTTTAAGCAATTTCTTGTAATTCTCTTTGAAATTGTTGCAAAGTCAAAACAGCCCAGTCTTCGTCATTTTTGTATCCTTGGACTATACTGAGGGCATAATACTCTTGGCAACTGCAATTATACATTAGAAAGTTCATCAAACGATTATGTAATGCAGGTTTTGACATTTGACTGAATTCAATAAGTTGTTTGAACGTCAATCCAGAATCTATATACTCAAGCAGTTTAAAGTCATTGAGAAATAAAATTGATGCAATGGTATTTGCTTCATTTTCTAGTGGAGCGATTTCAACTGGATAGGAATCGCTATAATTTGACGAAGTCTTAGATACTAGAACTTTATCATAAACAGAACTCATAAGGTGACAGTATATATGTGCTAATTCATGAAGAATTGTAAACATTACTCTCCCTTTGATTACGTCTTGATTGATGTAAACAACAAAGCGATTCTTTTCGAAATCTGGAATTGTCATTCCAGAACAAACATTGCAAAAGCTGGAATCAACCAATAATAGAGAATTATTTGAAGTTAAATTATATTTAAGTTCTTGTTTTTTGTTTGGAAACCATTTGTACATTAAATCCGCTTCAAAGTAGACAAATAGAATATTAAACTTAGTTTCGAAAAATTCAATGATTAGGTCGAAAGTAATTTGAGAAATATGAATATCAAAATGATCAGATATATCCATAAGTAGTCTATTTGCGTTTTCATGATATTGTAAGTAAGTTTCTTTTGAGGGTCTTTTATATCGTTTCAAATAGGCACCTACTTCCAGAATGAATCATCTTTGACAAGATCACGAGCATTCTTCATCATGTTAATGAGAGCTTTATTGAAACGCTCTTTTTCATCATCGGACATATCCTCAGTTTCTTTTCGAAACATTATTAGAGTTTCAAGCTCTTGAGTGTTCATTAAATCGTCATTCGATGTGTAAGGATTCTTTGTTCTACCAAGTAAATAATCTACTGATACATTAAAGTAATCAGCTACCTTTTCAATTTTATCACCACTGGGAGTTGATGTTTCCCATTTTCTAAGGCTACCATTGCTAAAATCTAAATTTCTTTCCAATTCCGCAAGAGTAACCTTTCTATCGTTAGCTAATAAACGTATTCTATCTAAAATAGTCATGTGTAAAAACCTCCAAAAATAAGGCTTTACAAAATAATGTAAAATTTTCTATCAAAACTGTTGACAAATAGAAAATTTTCCTTTATACTTATTTTGTAAGCTAGTTGACCAGCTAACATAAAATATAAATAGAATAATCCGCCAAGATTTATGTTGTATCTATTTTATGATATAGCTGTATTTCTTATACCCTCATAATAGACTATTTTCTATTATTTGTCAACGAATAACGCTTATTTTCTTATAAAATTTTCTATATAAAGGAGGTGTCAGAAGTGATTTATGACAGAATAAAAGAAATTGCTTCAGAAAAGGGAATTTCGATTTATAAAATCGAGAAAGATCTCAATTTAGGCAATGGGGCAATCAGCAAATGGAATATCAGTTCACCATCTGCTATTACTCTAAAATCGATTGCAAATTATTTAAATGTTCGTCTTGAACAGTTATTGGAGGAATAATATGGAAATAACTATTATTAACGAGCAGGAAGTTCTCGGAAAACACTTCACAGTATATGGTACAGCAGATGAACCACTTTTTCTTGCAAAAGATGTGGCAGAGTGGATTGAACATAGTAAGCCATCAATCATGATTGACACAGTCGATGAAGACGAAAAGCTGAGGGAAACAATCTTTACCTCAGGTCAAAATAGGGAAGTTTGGTTCTTGACAGAGAATGGTCTCTACGAAGTTCTTATGCAATCACGTAAGCCACTGGCGAAAGCGTTCAAGAAAAAAGTAAAAGAAATCTTGAAATCGATTCGTAAACATGGATTATACGCTATTGATGATTTGTTGGACAATCCTGATATGGCAATTGCAGCACTTCAAAAACTCAAGGAAGAACGTCAATTACGTTTACAAGCACAAGAAGAAGTGGCTCAAAAGAATCAAATTATCCAAGAATTACAACCGAAAGCAACATACTACGACTTGGTCTTGCAAAATAAAACACTTGTACCGATTTCGGTAATCGCTAAAGATTACGGAATGAGCGCAAAAAAATTGAATAAGATTCTCCATGAATTGAAAATACAATTCAAACAAGGAAATACTTGGCTCTTGTATCAAAAATACGCAGGCAAAGGTTACACCCAGTCAAAAACTCATACAATTGATGCAGATTATAGCAAGATGCATACTTACTGGACTCAAAAAGGACGCTTATTCCTTTACGATTTGCTCAAAAACAAAAAAGGAATTTTGCCATTGATTGAGCAAAAAGATGTGGCTTGATTTATAACGAAAGATTTGAGGAATAGGAAATGAAACCAAACCGATATCCGTATAGTGGGAAAATAAAAAAGCCTATCGAACAACCGATAGACTTACCGCAAAGAATTAGTAGACTTGAATCTCAAGTAATCAGTATAGCAAATCATGAAATGTTCAAAATACCATCTTCACGTTCTTCAACCGTATAACCTGCACTTATACATTCTGAAATAATTTCATCTTTAGGAATAGCATATAGTGTAGGATCTACGCAACAAATTTTAAACGCTGGATCACTCAGAACATCTTGAAGCATACGGTCTAAATCATCCCAGTTATAGTTAGGATAATTCTTTTTAGGTCTAGGTCGTAATCGTGACATTATTTTTTTCTCCTTTCTATTGAAATTTTGACTAAAACAGTGAGAGGTCCTAGTCAAGATATATTATAACATAACAAAACAGAAACTCACAACATATCATGAGTGTATGTGATTGTTTTACAACATATTGTGTTTCGAGGTTAAAAAATGTGGGAACAATTATACAAAATCATGCAGGAAAGAAATTTAAATGGAAGTCAGTTGTCAAAGATGGCTGGTATTAATCGAAGTTTCTTTTCTGACTTAAAGACAGGGAAGGTGAAGCATCTTTCTTGGCCAAATATGTGCAAAATAGCTGATGCACTGGAAGTCAGCTTGGATGAATTTAGATAACAAAAAAGCACCTGACAGAAATCAGGCACTTACTAAAATTTTCAATTTAATTATATCACAGAAAGAGAGGAAAAGCTATGGAAATTACCTACAAACCAGTAGGAATAAATGAAAAAGCAACTCATGGTGATTATGAACATATTTGCCAGATGTGGGAGGGGTTGACAGTTTCAACTCTCAAAACATGGGCGAAAGAAATGCGAGATCATCCAGACTTTAAACAATTTATTGACAATCCAACTCATAAGTTAGTGTTTATCAATTATGAAGGTTTTCGATTATTCGTTAAATGGAAAAGCAGAAATCGTTATCGAACCAAAAAAGAAACACTATCAGAAATGTTGGAAAACTTGAAGAAAGAAAAACAATTCGGAGTTTTAGCATGAAGTTACTAGACAAAATCACAAAATGGTTTTTTAACACAACCAAAATTGAAGTCAACACCGATTGGCGATTAGTCGCATTGGATTTGAACCGTGAATTGATTGAATCACGAGAAGAAAATCAAATATTATATCAGCGCATAGCTGACCTAGAAAAACTACTAGAGGTATAGAGAATGACAGAACCAACTTTAGCAAGCCAATTCTTCGGAATTGCAACAATTATTACTTGCTTGTTCATCATTTTGTTGTTGATTGCAAATAATGAACAGAAAGCAAAAGCGAAAAAGAAAGCACAAGAAGAACATGACAGAATGATTATTGAAGTGTATCAGCAAGGTAGAAATCAATTCAACAATATCGCACGCATGAACATTCGTAACTGTGACCGTAAATTTACTTACGACACACAAAAACCAGAAGGTCTACGTGAAGAGTTGCTTGCTCTACCACATCCAAAGGGGTGATTGCATGAACCTATATATCTGGAAGTGTGGATGTAGAGATTGTGGAAACACATTCGAGTATGTCGATAGTTACCCAATCATTGAATGTCCTAAATGTGGGAGCACGGATCTAAAAAATGAATTTAAAGGAAGGGAGTATGACTAAATGACTCAAGCGGAACGAATTAGGGAATATTTTAAGAATAAACCCGATGCCTCCTATGATGAAGTAGCTGAGGCTGTCGGTACAACAAATAGCAATGTGAGGGCAAACTTAGCCAAAGACATCAAGGCAGGAAAATGTATCCGCTTGGAAGATAAGTCTTTTGACTACTCACCTTACTTTAATCACACCAAAGCACTCACTGAGCTAGTGGATTGGAAGAATGACACTAGACGGGAATGGGTGGAAATGCTGACAAGAGCAGCAGAAAAAGAAACGGATAGTAACGTTATGCGTTTGCTGGTTAAGGAAGCAAATAAATTGATGAAAGAGGTAACGAAATAATGCCAACACTTTACGAACTAACTGGACAATTCCTTGATATCTACAACTTGGAATTAGACGAAGAAACAAAACTAGATACGCTTGATAGTATCGACTGGCAAACTGACTATGAAGAAAAAGTCGAAAACTATATTAAGGTTATTAAAAACATCGAATCAGATGTGGAAGCACGAAAAAATGAAATCAAGCGCTTGACTGAATTGAATAAGGCTGATGAAAAGAAGAAAGATCACTTGAAAGAAACACTTTCTACAAGCATGCAGCTTACTGGCCATGAACGAGTAGACACACCTCTATTTAAAGTGTCGTTCCGTAAGTCTCAAGCAGTTGAAGTTGATGAATTGGTTCTTCCTGAAAGCTACAAGGTAGCGACTTGGAAACCTGATAAAAAACGACTTAAAGAAGATTTGAAGAATGGTCTTGAAATTGTCGGTGCAAGTCTAGTAGAAAGGAAGAATTTAAGTATTAGGTAAGAAGATATGAAAATCACTAAAGCAACAGAAATTACAAATAATGATGCCTGTTACCTGATTTATGGAAATCCAGGCTTCGGGAAAACAACTGCAATTTCATTCATTCCAGGGAAGACATTGGTTATCAATATTGATAAGTCAGCAAAAGTATTAGCTGGTAATCCTAACATTGATATCGCAGATGTTGATACGCATAAGATTTGGGATGAATGGTTATCAGTGGTTAAAGAACTACTGAATGGAGCAGGGAAATCATACGACACAATCGTGGTTGATAATGTTTCTGAATTATTCAGAGCTTGCCTCGCCAATCTTGGACGAGATGGGAAAAACCATCGAGTACCAACACAAGCAGATTACCAAAGGGTTGACTTCACTATCTTAGATAGTTTACGGGCGCTTCTGCAGTTAAACAAACGGATTGTATTTACTGCATGGGAAACATCAGATCAATGGTCAGACGAGAATGGCATGATTTACAACAGGGCTATGCCAGACATTCGGAATAAAATCCTAAATAACTTCCTCGGTTTGACCGATGTGGTTGCTCGTCTAGTTAAGAAGACAACAGATGACGGTGAGGAAGTTCGTGGGTTTATCCTACAACCTTCTGCAAGCGTATATGCTAAGAACCGTCTTGATGATAGGAAGGGGTGTAAGGTAGATGAGCTTTTCGCTCAGGGATTACCAGAAGGAACTGATAATTGATATTATCAAATCCATGAAGGCAGGCAATCGTAAAATCATGGTACAGTCACCACCGCGTTCAGGAAAAACAGTCGTGATGTCTTTCATAGCTAAAAATGCAACTGATAAAAATAAAAAGGTTCTATTTTTTAGTCATAGAAAAGAAATCAATGAACAAGTCCACGAAACATTCAACCGTGGAGGAGTGAACCTAGACAACGTTATTATTGGAACGGTTGGAAGTATTGTACGTAGATTGAATAAACTGCCAGAGGTAGATGTAATCCTTGTAGATGAAGCACATCATATTAAAGCAAAACAATATCAGACAATCTTAAATCACTTCACAAACGCAACTCAATTATTCTTTACAGGAACTCCAATCCGATTAGATGGCTCTGGTTTTCATGATCTAGCAGATGATTTAGTCGTAGGAAAGTCAATCCGTTGGTTACAAGAACACGGAAATATATCTGAATTTGATTACTATTCAGTAAACCTACTGGATATGGCTAAACTTAAAAAACGCTCTGGAGAATTCACTAACCACTCAGTCGATGAAGCGCTTGATTTCAAAACAGAATACGGTGATTACATCGACCACTATGAACGATTAGCAAAAGGAAAACAAGCTATCGTATATACCCATAGCGTAGAATACGCTGAGAGGGTTTCTAAGCGATTTTCTGAGCATGGCTATCAATCAGGCGTAGTTAGTGGTAAAACCTCACAGAGCGAACGTGAGAGCCTTATGCAAGCATTTAGAGAGGGTAAGTTAACTATTATGGTTAATGTCAATCTTTTTACAGAAGGAATTGACTTACCAAACGTAGATGTTTGTATCATGTTACGACCTACTGCATCACTTTCCTTGTATCTTCAATTTGCTATGAGGGCATTAAATCCAAGAGAAGGTAAGAAAGCAATCTTGATAGACCACGTTGGTAACCATATTAGACATGGACTACCAAACGATGATAGAGATTGGACACTTGATGGAACGAAGAAGACAAAGAAAACATCTGAGAGGTCAACGGTAACTTGTGAGGAATGTTTTGCGACATTTTGGAGAGACCAGTTAGAAGACGGTCATTGTCCATATTGCAATGCAGAAGTGATTAAAAAGAAAACGATTGAGGACATCGAACGTGAGAAATCAGATGTTCAATTAGAAAAAATCAATCAAGGAATGGAATTTATTACCATTCAAGGCGAAAGAATAGAGGTCAAAAAAGAAGAAGCGATTGTGTATCGTCGTGTAATGACCTATGGAAAGAGATACACAAAATGTAAGAACTTATCGGAGCTTAAAGCGTTCCGTATACTCAATGGCTACAAACCAGGTTGGATGTGGCACAAGCAAAAAGAATTAAATTTATGGAGATAATAAACATGGCACTTTTTTCAGTAAATTATGAAGCAGCAGAACAATTTTCATCTATCGAAGACGGAACATACGAAGTAGTCGTATTTTCAGCAGAACAGTCAGCAAGTAGAACGGGAACAGATTTCTTAGACATTCGTTTGAAAATCCGTGATGACTTCCAACAAAAATTCCGTAATAACCTAATCTTTGATAAAGTATGGATCAATAAACAAACTCTTCAATATCCAGAGTGGGCTTTGCAACGATATGCTAAAGCAGTAAAAATCCCACAAGGAATTGAAATCAATACAATCGAACAATTCTTAGATATTATCAAGGGAAAAACATTAAAGGTTACCGTAAAAAACGAACAGTCAGAATCCGATGGTAAAACCTACGATAACTTGAATATCAAGAAAATGGAACAATCTGAATTACCAGCTTACTCTGGAACGGTATCATCTGAACCAGCGCAAACTAAAGATGATGATTTAGATTTGCCATTCTAAGCTTATGGTTGGGATGGTAGATTACGCCCTTCATTATCAAAAACTAGGTTTCTCAGTCATCCCAATCGATAAGAAAAGTAAACGTGCAATCACTAAATTCAAAGATAAAACATTTACTGAGGATGAAATCAGAAGGTTTTGGCATGAACAACCAGATGCAAACATTGCAGTAAGAACAACCGATTTCTTTGTGATTGATATTGATGTGTCGGTCACAGAGAATGGTTATGAATCTTTAAAAGAGTGGGAATTATCACAGTATATCCCCACTACCTTGACTGCTACAACCCCCAGCGGTGGAAAGCATATCTTTCTGAAGAAACCAAAAGGGGTTGAGTTAAGTCAAGATATTCGTGTGAAACCTGGTATTGATATTAAGGCGAACAAGAACAATTATGTATTAGTCGCTCCAAGCAATAATCCAAAAGGAAAATATGTTTGGGATAAAACAACAGATGTGATTGCTGAAGCGCCACAAGAAATAGTTGCAATTCTACAAACCTCTAAAAAAGCAAAAGAACCACTCAACTTCACAACCGATTACAGTCGAGGAGAGTTCTCAAGTAAAACCGCAAAATTATTCGAGCAAGTCGTTTTCGGTTTAGGTGATAAAGGTGGTAGGAATAATGCTCTTGCCAGTTTCATTGGTGGCCTCTTAATGAGAGGGGTGGATGTAGATGCAGTCTATTTACTTGCAAAAATAGCAAATCACTATACTTCAGACAGCTTACCAATGGATGAAGTAGATAGAACATTTGAAAGTATGGTTAGAAAGGAGATGGATAGACGAGGTGGCAGTGAACATTGAAGCAGTGAAACAAGAATACAAAAGTAAAGTTATACAACATCCAGCGTTTATTGAAAAAGCGAACGACTGGAGAGAAATTCGGTTAGCTTGTCGGAACTATCGTGAAAACTGGCTGGAAAGCGTGAAGTGGAACGAAACACAGTATGGTACACGAGAAGAAAACAAGAATGCACCTACTCGTTTAACTGAACTAGCAGTAGCACAAGGAATGGAACAGATTTTACATATTGTGAACCTACCAAATGAACGTGTGGCAATTTATGATCCAGACCACGGGTATTATCATAAAGACCCTAGCTTTGCCTATAAAATTATCCGATTACTTGAACCAAATTTTAGTGAAGCTAAGTCAAAAAATGTTTTATTCATGCTGGCATCTACTCCAAGGCCAAATCAACACGAAGGTTTTTCATGTGATTTCTCGATTGGAGAATACAAAGACCCTAAACGTTTTATCTTAGTCAAGAATGGAATTTATGACAAAAAAGAGAAAAAACTACAAGGGTTTACGCATGAGTTTGTAGCATTCTCAACTATTGGTACTGAATATGACCACTTTGCAAAATCTCCTGTCATAGACGGGTGGGATATTGATAGTTGGTTACTTGACCTCATGAGTGGAGATGAAGAGCTTGTAGAACTCATTTGGCAAGTCATCTCAGCAAGTTTAAATGGTAATTACTCATATCGTAAATCAATCTGGTTTGTCGGTGAAGGTAATGATGGTAAGGGTACTGTCCAACAACTCATCACTAATCTAGTTGGTATGAGGAACGTAGCAAGTTTAAAACTCAATCAATTCTCAGAGCGTTTTGCTCTATCGATGATTGAAGGTAAGACAGTGATCATCGGAGATGATGTTCAAGCTGGTATCTATGTAGATGAATCTTCAAACTTTAACTCAGTCGTAACTGGTGAACCAGTCTTGGTTGAGGAAAAAAATAAACAACCCTATACAACTGTTTTTAGAAAAACGGTTATCCAGTCTACAAATGAACTACCACGGTTTAAAAATAAGACCAATGGAACTTACAGACGGTTTGGAATTATCCCTTTTAGAAAGTCATTTTCAAGTAAAGAAGATAATTGGGCGATCAAAGATGATTATATCTATCGTGAAGAAGTCTTGGAATATGTCTTAAAGAAAGCTCTTGAAATCTCATTCGATAGATTTATTGAACCGAAAGCATCACTTGAAGCCCTCGAAGATTTCAAAGAGTCAAACGATACCGTTAAGGCATTCGTCAATGAATGGTTTAACAAATTCCAATCCACGCGCCTCCCTTCAAGGTTTTTGTGGTGGTTGTATCAGGAATGGTGCAGAGATGAAGGAGTTACAAAATTAACAAAACGAAAATTTGAAACTCAATTAGCAAAAAACGTACCTGAGAATTGGGTCAAGAAAAAAATTAAACCTTTAGGTCAATTCATTCCCTCAGTGGATGTACCAAAACATTATACTGGATTTTCTTGGATGGATGATGAAAGTCAAATGCTTACATCAGGGTATGAATTGGTTACCGTTTACCGTTAGGTTACCGTATGTTTTTATACTACGGTAACCATGTTTAAGCCTTATGTATCAAGGGGTTTGCTTATGTTGGTTACCGTGTTACCTTTCTTTTCTATTGAAATAATAAAAAATAAATAAATAAAATATATATAAAGAGAAAAGGTAACGGTAACGGTAACCTAAGGGGTAAAAAATGGCGCAAACCCTTGATATGACTGAGTTTTTGTTGGTTACCGTTCTAAAATGAAGTACGGTAACCTAGGGAGGTAATTTGAAGTCAGAACAAGAAGTGCAAAATGAAATTAGAGTTGGATTGACTAAAGCAGGTCACATGGTTTTTCGTGCGAATGTAGGAAAAGTAAGAATGATGGATGGTCGTTGGTTTGATACTGGATTACCAAAAGGACATCCAGACCTATATGGTTTTAGATCAGATGGACAAATTTTTTATATCGAAGTGAAAAACGAAAAAGGTCGTGTTCGACCAGAACAGAAAAAATTTATTGAAGTAGTTAAAGAGCGAGGTGCTAAAGCAGGAGTCGCTCGTAGTTTGGAAGAAGCGCTGGAGATAGTAAATGAAAGTTGACGTACAATGTCCGTTCTGTGGAGAATGCTATATCAGAAAGGTACAGCCTGATAAAATCTCCATTAGATGTTATGTCTGTAAGAAAGCATTATTTCTGAAATATGCCACAGACACAAGAGACGGTGTGAATGATAAAGGTATTGGACGGTTAGCACATGAACCGTTCGTCCACAATGAGGAAGTTGTGGAATTGAGAGAGGTGTTTGAATGAGCATTAAACAACAAATGATTGAAGCATTGAAACACTCAATCGAACAAGCAGAAGCAAGGATTGAAGAATTGAAGAAACCAAGTCAGAAATCAGCGGTGCACATGAGAGCTGCTGAAAGAGATTTTTGGAGGAAAAAGCTGAAACGGTATAAGGAACAGTTAAAGGAGCTGGAAGAATGAATACAAAAGAATTGATTGTGAAAATTAAAAAATTACCATTTGTATTATTATCTGAACGATACATTAGTCAGAATTATGTACTAGAACTTTTGAAACAACTAGACGAACCGCAACCGTTAAAATTGAAAGACATCATATCACGAATGAAACAGTTATTTCCTCTTAGTCGGGCAGAATGGATTGATGAAATTTTAAAGGAATTTGGCGAAGACTTCGGTTCAATAAAATATCGCAGTGGTTACGAGCAAGGAAAACTTGAGGGAGCATGGGTTGGTAATCAATTAAAAGATGCTGATAAGATTCGACAAGAATTGAATAAACCAGTCGTACCTCAAGTGGTGATAGATTACTATGAATTTTATAAAGAAAAATTAGTATCTTTCGAAGAGTGGTTTGCGAAATTTGAGGTAGAATCTGACGAAGATTTTCAACGAATGGACGAAGTTGGAAAATGGCTTTATGATGTTGGTGATTTTAAAACGCAAACACAGCGTGAGTTAGCGCTTGCAATGTTAATAGTCAATGGATTAGATGCTGTTGAGGTCGAGAAAGAGAAGCAGTATATAATCAAATTAAAAGGGGTCCTAGATGGGGCAAAATTCCTTAAATACGCTAAAGTTACTCAAGAATGGTATTTCGGAATGAAAGGACTTTATAGCGATAAAGAAATTATACACACCCGCAAACAATTAGAAGAAGCCAACTTTGGCTGGGTATTTGATTGTGAAGGGATTGAGATTGAGGAGGTTGAGTGATGAGCGCGCTTGAAATATTTTTATCCAAAAACGACCTTGAACATATCGCTAACGGTTATGACATCAAAATCAAAATCAACGGTAAAAGATTTTCGGAAACAAATGAAATCATTTTGAAGCCTGCATTGACAAATGATGTTATGGCTCCAATATTGAATTATAGAAATAAAATAATCGATACTGAACAGCAAAATATTGTTAATAATTTCCTGGGAGGTGCAAGATGATACCAAAGTTTAGAGCGTGGAACTCAGAAACAAAAGAAATTGAAGTATTTAAAACTTATGAAGAAATTAGTGAATTATTTTTAATGTTAAGTGCCGATGATGGTTTTTATTCAATTATGCAGTCAACAGGATTGTTTGACAAAACCAACACAGAAATTTTCGAGGGGGATATCGTTCGGGTTCTTGATAGCACTTATACTGTTTTTTACGATAATGAGAGAGGAAGTTATCGTTTGAAACCACACGATGACCGCTGGAATGTTGATTATATGTCTAATTTTTCCCACGGAGGAAATTTTGAAGTTGTCGGAAATATTTACGAAAACAAGGAGTATTTATGATTATTATTAACACAAATCCTAAAAATCCACTTTTACAAAAGGTGAAAGAGGAGCTTGATTTTTTAGGAGTTAAATACGAAATAAAAAAATCATGGACAGATGAACTTATCAAGCAATGCTTTATCAATAATTTTGAATTTTGTTCTGGTCATTATATGGGCCAAATCAGAAAGTTGAATTTTAACCAGGCTTTAGAACTGACGCAACAAAACCCTAAAATGTTGAGAAAATTTATTGTCATAAACGGGAATAAAGCAATTGCAGATTTCCCGAAAGTTGGCCTTATCAGAAAGCAGTTGAAAGGTTTATTAAAATGAGCGATGCGAAAAGATTTTATGATCACATAAAAAAACAATTGGTCTATGTTCCGAACACATCAATTGCTGAAAGATTAAAAAAACATATTTTAGCACATCCAAATTTTAACAGTAGCAGAAATTTCTTGGACATAGTTGTAGCTAATTATTGCACAAATAGAAAAAGAAATGAGTTGCCTAGTGCTGAAGTGGTTAGCTGGTTAGGTAAATTTCTAGATGTAAATTATAAAAATTAGTAAGTCCAGGAGGTGGAATAAATGGCCAAAATTAGAGTACAAAATCCGTACATGGATGAAACTATCGAAGTAAAAGAGAGTCTTGATTATATACGTTATAAATTAAAAGATTTAAATTATGGAAATATAGGTTATATACAACTACATCAAATCAAACCTGAAGAAAGACTTATTACTATCAGTCCCCAAAATTTTGCAAAGGTTGATTTTTACAAAGATGAGGAGGTAACGGAATGAAAGAAGAAACTGAGTTAGAATACTATGAACGTATGCGTGAAATGTTACCCAAATATCCTACGCCTTTTGTAAGTCATGCGATGGCTTATGTGACTACAAAGATTGACATATTAAAGAAGGAGCAAGAAGAATGAAAGATTTAATGTTTTGGGGAATGTTCATTGCTTGTTTGCTGATTTCAGCTATGACATTCTACATTATGTATTCTCAAGCGATGGTCAATAGAGATTTGGAAAGAAAATACAATGACTTAAAACAAGAAATTATAAGAGTTTTTGGTTGGGATGAATATGATTGGGCAAATAATTTTAGGGATTATGCTCGCAAAGTTGAAGAACTTATCAAGTTTAAAAAAGAAATTGAACAACTTGAAATCATTAAAAAAGCATTAGAAGTCAAAAGTTTGGAAGTGTTGCAGAAGAAGAAAGAACATATTGAAAATGTAATCAAAACGTTAGAAAAATGAGGTGGTAACATGACAAGACCAAACAGATACCCTTACACACGAAGTCAGTGGGGTGAAGAAATCACAGTAGCTCATATGAGCGACAACAGTACTTTTAAGTTAAGAGTTGAGCGAAATCAAGTTACGGGAGAAACCAGGTAATGAAAGACACACTAATTCGCTTCTTGCTGGCTTGGTCGCTTATCGCTACGTGCTTGTTATTCATGCAGCGTGAAGCACAAAAACCCTTGCTAGTTTATCATGCTGATAGTAAATATCAGATAACTGGTAAGGTTGAAAGCAAGAAGAAAATCGGAAAACTATTCACTATCACGGTAAACGGGAATGTGTTTGTGGTTAGTGAAGAGAAATATAAAAACATTGAAATAGGAGATGATATTGAATTATGAACACACTAGAAAACGTAAAGCAATGGTTTATTGATCGTGATTTAGAAAACGGCGGACGATTAGACAAGCAGTCACTCAAGCTGAGCGAAGAATTCGGCGAGTTATGCGCTGGCTATCTCAAGAAGAACGAGAAGGTCACCAAGGATAGTATCGGAGATTGTGCAGTCGTGATTGTCGGTCTAGCACTATTAATCGGTGAAAATGTGAATCAGATTTTTAAAGAGTCTGATAATATCAAGAAAAAAGATGTGATGGAAAGCTTCATCTCACTCAATGCGAATATTAGTGAATTTCAACTGTCACAAGGATTTGCCAGTAAAGAATTATGCAGACACAATCTAGTACGATGTATTGGTTATCTGAAAAATCTTGGATATGATTTTGATGAATGTTTTGAACTGGCTTATCAAGAAATTAAAGACCGTAAAGGTCGCTGGATTGATGGTTCATTCGTGAAAGAGGAGGATTTACCAGGATAATGTAAAGGAGTATTAAAATGACATTTGCTGAACAATTTAAATCGTGGAGATTATCTAAAAATTTTAACAAGTCTGAAGCAGCTGGATATCTTGGAGTATCGCCTGAAGTAGTCCATTATTGGGAAAAAGGAATCGTACAACCGACGGATAGTAAATTATTTACTGTATGCGAAAAAATGAATTTGAACCCACAATTGTTTTTGAAAAAGAAAACAAATCCATTCGCAGAAGAATTAAAGAAAAGGCGCAGTGAGTTAGGAATGACGCAAACGGCTTTGAGTAAAGAATTGGGGTATTGTAGAGATTCTATCGTAAGTTGGGAGTTAGGAAAGATTCCGTCCAGGGGTGCATTAGAAGATATCTGCTCGTACTTTGGATTGGAGGTGGGAGTTTGGGAAAAACTATTGAGAAAGAGCTCAAGAAGTTAAGATTTAAAAATGTCAAGATTCAATCATTGCACTATGAAATTATCAATCTAAGAGCTGGTATTGTTAAAGGACAAAACTTTGACGGTATGCCAAAGTCAGCAAGTAATGACAATAGAACTGAAGAAATGAATATCAAGGCTATTGATCGCATCGCAGATCTGTATCAAGAAATCGAGCAATTATATAAAGAGCAAGAAGAACTTATCAAAGCTATCGAAGACTTAGAAGAACCAATCGAAAACATTGTAATGCGCCTACTCTATATCGATGGCCTATCCTGGAATCAAGTGGAAAGAAGATTAAATTGCAGTCCAGCTACCATTCAACGAGCAAGGGATAAGTCATTAGTCAAGCTTGCTAAAACGTTTGATAGTAATGATAGTAAATGATAGTTTTAAAGTGATATTATGTTAGTATCAGCAAGAGGCTGATAGACTCCTATATATTTTTTACCAAAGGGCATCACGCCCTTTATGGCGATGAAAAGGTTATCTAAAAAACTCTTTAATTTTAAAATGGTAAGCTCTCCAAACTTTTTGCATCTCGGTTCGATTCCGAGCATCGCCTTTAAGACTGCAAAAAAATAAATTTAAAAAGACAGTATACTATTGGTTCCCCGCAGGGCTTTGCAGTCGCCTTGCATTTTAAAAAGTCCTTATGAAAATCAGTCAGCTATAAGCTGGCTTTTTTATCCTCTAAAGAAGGAGCATAATGAAACCAAAGAGACTCACAATTTTAAACGGAAGGCGAACATCCGTGGACTACGATAGTCGCAATGAGGAATACACGAACTATAATCGTACTCGATGGAAGCATGATAAAGATGTGAAACAGTTCTACAATTCAACAATCTGGAAGCGAACAAGTAAACAAGTATTACTTGAAGCTGATTACATCTGTGCGATGTGTGGAGGTGAAGCAACCATGACTGACCATATCATCAGTGTGAAGCAAGACTGGTCGAAGCGATTAGATAGAAGTAATCTTCAAGCAAGTTGTAAGAAATGTAATGATAAGAAAGCAATCAAAGAGAAGTATTCTTATTGATTGTGTAGTAATAAACAGAAATAGAAATCAAAAAGCGAACGAAAACGGAAAATTAGAGGGAGAAACGGTCGGAAATGCACTGCAAAATGTACGGAAATACCCCCTATTATTTATAACGGGGGTAGGTATTGTTCGGATATAAGAACGCCGCCCTCTTCTGTACGAAAAATTCCGTTTTTGAAATTTTTGAACACCCATAAAATCAGAAAGGAGGTGGTTGATTTGGGTCGAAAAATGAAGATAGTGGAAACTACTAAAAGTCATTTAACAAAAGAAGAGAAGATTGCAAGAAAAACCATACAAGAAAAGGCTTCTGACGGTTTGGAAGCATTGCAACTAACACCGCCAAAACACTTTGATCCAATCGCAAAAGCAGAATATAAGCGCGTGATTGAAGATTTAAGAAAGCTACCCATTAGAAATCTAGATCGTGCAGTCTTAGAAAGCTACTGTACATGGTATGCAGTCTATAAAGAAATATCTCGTGGATTGCAAAAAGAAGGGTATGTTTACGAAACAGATAATGGTAAGGTGTTGCCTAATAAGATGTTGTATAGTTTGGAACGTGCAACGACTAATCTAACAAAAGCAGCATCACAATTGGGTATGACAGTGGATAGTCGCATGAAGTTATTCGTGCCACAAGTTGAAGAAAAGAAAGAGAGTATTTTCGATAAATTTGGTAGTTAGGAGGTGAAACAATGGAAGATGTAGCTTATCAATACGCTTTGAAAGTCGTAAATGGAGAAATCATAGCTAGTAAGAAAGTTATTAAAGCCTGTAAGCGCCATTTAAGAGATTTAAAGCGTATGGACGATGAAGATTTTCCGTATATTTATCTACCTGACAAAGCAAAGAATCCGATAGATTTTATCGAAATGCTACCTGATGTCAAGACTGGGAAACCATATCCACTAGCAGATTTTCAGAAATTTATTTTGAGTAATCTGTATGGTTGGAGAAAGAAGTCTGATACATCTATCAGACGATTCAAAAAAGCCTTAATCAGCTTGGCCAGAAAGAACGGTAAGACAATATTGGTTGCAGGTATTGCCAACTATGAGTTTTTGTTTGGTCGTAACCCTGCAATGAGTCGACAGTTATTCTGTACTGCCAATGACCGTTCACAAGCACGTATTGCTTACGATATGATCCGTAAGCAGTTGGATGCTTTAAGAAGTAAAAATGCAGATATCAGAAAAGCTACGAAGATAGTCAGAGATGAGCTTCGTAACTTGAATGATGAAAGTTATGTGCGTGCATTAAGTCGCGAGACTGGCGCAGTCGATGGATTTGAACCGTATGTTGGTATCTTGGATGAGTTCGCAGCATCTAAAACAAATGAGATGATTGAGCTTCTGGAATCTGGTCAAGGTCAGTTGGATAACCCTTTGATTTTGATTATCTCAACAGCTGGATTTGATTTAAACGTACCAATGCACACTATCGAGTATGCGTATATCGAAAAACTTCTCGATGAAGAAGTTGAAAACGATGAATATTTTGCCTTCATTGCTGAACAAGATGATGAAGAGGAAATCAAAGATGAAAAGAACTGGATAAAATCAAATCCAATTCTTGAAGTCAAAGCGCTACGTAAGAAGATGATAGACTACCTGCGAAAACGTAGGAAGGTGGCACTTGAGACAGGAACAATAAATGAAATCCTAGTTAAAAACTACAACATGTGGAGACAATCATCAGAAGAATCTTACATGGATAAAGAAAGCTGGGCGAAAGCTAAGATTGAACCACCTGATACAAGAAAGCGTAGAGTTTGGTTAGGTGTCGATGTTGGTAGATCTAGCGACTTATTCTCAATCTCTCCAATGGTCATGATGGATGATTATTGGTATGCAGATAGCTTTTCTTTTGTGGCCACTAAATATGGCTTGATTGCAAAAGAGAAAAGAGATGGTGTTTCTTATACCAACCTAGAAAGAGCTGGTGAGTGTGAGATAACCACGCTTGAGAGTGGTGTTATTGACGATGAGCGCGTGCTTGAAAAAATCGAGGAAATGGTCTATCAAAACGAGTGGGAATTGCAAGGTATCTTCTTTGACCCTTATCAATTTGGTTCACTATTGACAATGATAGAAAAGCGCCATCCAGAATGGCCACTAGTCCAGATACCACAAACCACCATGGTCTTGAACATGCCTACGAAACAGTTCCGTGATGATGTCCGCCAAGGAAAAATCAAGCACAGCGGAAATCAGTTGCTAACAATGGCCGTTAACAATGCATACACTAGAGTTGATAATAACGGTATGAGGATTGATAAAAACAAAAATAGTAATAAAATCGACCCTCTGGATGCGTTATTAGATGCTTACGCTGCTTGTTACTTAGAGCCATTCGATGGAAGTGGTTATTGGACTAATGAGAAAATCCTGGAAGGAGGTTCGCTATTTTGAAAATACTGGAACATATCCACACAATTCTGTTATTGATAGGCCTTGGATTTTTAATCTATGGCTTTTTCTTATTAAATCAAGTAGCAGGATTTTTATGTAGTGGAGTGATTTTAATTTTGTTAGCCTTGTATATCAGTAAAACAAGGGGGTGAATTAGAAAGGAGGTGAGAAAATAAATGACTTTTTTTCAATCTTTAGGTTCGTCAAAACTATCTTATGACGATTATGTCTCTTCGGTAATCTCTGGTAATTCAAGTCCTGAATATACTGGTATATCTGCTTTAAAGAATAGCGATGTCTTGACTGCAGTTTCTATCATAGCTGGTGATGTTGCTCGTTTTCCATTATTGAAAAAGGATTTAATGGGTAACATCGAACAAGATGAAGATATGAATTATCTACTGAATGTCAAAGCCACAAGCAACACATCAGCAAGACAATGGAAGTTTGCGATGACCGTCAATACAATCTTGACTGGTAATTCATTCTCTCGTATTCTACGTGATCCAATTAGTGGCAAACCATTAGAATTTCAATTCTTTAGACCGTCTGAAACGACTGTCGAAGAAACTAATGACCATGAATTGATTTACACTTTCCGTGACCGATTGAATGGTAAGGAAATTGTATGTAAAGCAGAAGATGTTATCCATTGGAAATTCTTTAGCCACGATACCATTCTTGGTAGGTCTCCATTGCTTTCCCTTGGAAATGAAATCAGCTTACAAGACGGTGGATTGAATACCTTAATTAAGTTCTTTAGAGATGGTTTCTCAAGTGGAATTATCAAGCTAAAAGGCGCTCAATTAAACGGTGAAGCACGTAAAAAAGCCCGTATGGACTTTGAGAAAATGCGTGAAGGCTCAACTGGTGGCAGTCCTTTGGTATTTGATGATACTCAAGAATACACTCCACTTGAAATTGATACGAATGTCTTGCAGTTGATTACATCTAATAACTTCTCGACTGCTCAGATTGCTAAAGCTCTTCGAGTTCCTAGTTTTAAATTAGGAGTAAATAGTCCTAACCAATCTGTCGCACAGTTGACTGAAGACTATGTAACCAACGACCTTCCATTCTATTTCGATGCAATCACAAGTGAACTTGCTTTGAAAGTGTTTAGTGATGAAGAGCGCAGGAAGTATCGTGTTGATTTTGATACTCGTAGCGTGACTGGTAGAAATGTAGATGAGATTGTAAAACTTGTAAATAATCAAATCTTAACACCTAACCAAGCTTTGATTGAACTTGGTAAGGAACGTTCTACTGATCCAAATATGGACCGTTACCAGTCAAGTTTGAACTATGTCTTCTTGGATAAGAAAGAAGAATATCAATCAATGAAAGGAGGTGAGACAAAGGATGCCAAAGAGAATCAAGATGAAAGGTCCACTGATTCCGAACAATAGTCAAGAAGCTTACGACTACTTTGGTTTGGAAGCGGTCAGTGCTAAAGCTATCACAGATTCTTTCCCAGAAGATAATAGCGATATTGTGTTGGAAGTTAATTCCAACGGTGGTCTTGTTACTGTCGGTAGTGAAATCTACACAGCTTTAAAAAGTTATCCAGGGAATGTGACTGTTGAAGTAACAGGAATGGCAGCAAGTGCTGCTAGTGTTGCAATTATGGGAGCTGATAAAGTTCTTATCAGTCCAACAGCTCAGATAATGATTCACAAAGCGTTGTATGGTTATGTATCTGGCAATAGCGATGATTTAGACAAAGCTTCTAATGCACTTAAATCTAGCGACCGGGCTATCGTGAATGCGTATGTAGCTAAGACGGGATTGGAAGAATCAGTAATCATTGACATGATGAAAAACGAAACATTCATGTCAGCTAGTGAAGCGGTTGATAAAGGCTTTGCAGATGAAGTGATGACCTTTGATGATATTGGTGCAGTAGCGAGCCTAGAGAATGGATTGTTACCACAAGCAGTTATTGATGACTTCTACGCTAACCGTAGCAAGCGTAAGTCAGAAATCCAAAATATGCTACGAGAAATCGAAAAAGAAGAATTACTTAAAGGGCTATAAGCTCTTTTTTTAATACCAATAAAGGAGAAAAATAAGGTATGTTTAAAGAAAAAATGAATGAACTTAAAGCGCAGATTGCAAATATCGGTGCTGAAATTGTTAATAAGACAAATGAATTGAAATCTGTTTTGAATGCTGATGATCTTGAAAAAGCTCGTGAAATCCGTGCTGAAATCGACAACTTGAAATCACAAAAAGAAGAAGTGGAAAACAACTTGAAGACTTATGAAATCGCAGAAGAAGGCGCATTCGCAGGTATGAAAGTGTCAGTGGAAGCTCATGTAGTGAAAACAGATGATAAAACTTACCGTGATTCTGTAAACGAATGGGTACGTACTAAAGGTGCTGTTGCTGATTCAAACTTGAAGCTTGAAGGAAAAGACCTTCTTATTCCTATGAATGAAGCAGTAAATCCAACACAAGATGGATTGAAAAAAGCAAACACTGAAAAAGTAACTAGCAAGGAAATCGTTACTACTCCAACTCGTGAAGTTAAGACAGTCCTTGACCTTAAACAATTTGCAACTATCCACAAAGCTGCTAAAGGTGAAGGTTCATATCCAATCCTTAAACACGCTACATCTAAGATGGCAAGTGTAGAAGAGTTGGAAAAGAACCCAGCACTTGCTAAACCAGAATTTACAGATGTAGCTTGGAAGGTTAAAACTTATCGTGGTGCTATCCCACTTTCACAAGAAGCTATTGACGATGCAGATGTTGACCTTCTTGCAATCGTAGCTGAAGCAGCTAATCAAATTAAAGTTAACACTACAAACGATGCAATCGGTGGTGTTTTGAAAACATTTGAAGCTAAAAACGCAACTGACTTAGATGCAATTAAAGCTATCTTGAATGTTGATCTTGACCCAGCTTACAACGTATCATTTGTAGTTTCACAAAGTTTCTACCAAAAACTTGACACTTTGAAAGATAAAAACGGCCGCTACTTGCTTCAAGATTCTATCGTTTCTGCATCAGGTAAAGCCTTCCTTGGCCATCCAGTATTCGTAGTTGCTGACACAGTTCTTGGTGAAGCTGGTGAAGCCAAAGCCTTTATCGGTGATGTACAACGTGCTGTACTCTTTGCTGACCGTCAAGAATTAGGTCTTCGTTGGACTGACAATGAAATCTACGGTCAATACTTGCAAGCAGTTGTACGCTTTGATGTTAAGAAAGCAGATGCTAAAGCTGGTTACTTTGTAACTATGCCCTAATACTCCCCCTATTAGTGGGGGTGTCTCACGGTCAGCTGTAACTTTAGCAGTACCAACCGCAAGCAACACCAAACAAGATATCATGTCTTATTTAGATAGCAAGGGAATTTCTTATGCTGCTTCTCAAACTAAAGAGCAACTACTAGCCTTGATTGGAGGTTAGAAGTATGGAAGCTAAAAAGAATGGTTTTCTTGAAGAAGTTAAGTTGTATTGCAAAATCGACTATGACTTCGAAGATGAATTACTGCTTGAGCTTATCGAGTCAGCAAAAGAACAGATTTGCTTTGCAATCGATAACAATTTAAGCCCAGAAGATTTAGTGGACTATGCAAAATTCCGACTAGCTGTTAAAAAGCAAGTAAAAGAAGAATACGAACATCGAGGGATGTCAGCAGATACCATGCGCTATCCCTTAGCGAATGGTGTGCTAAACATCATCCACCAACTTAGAACGCGGAGGGAAAGTTAATGCGGACACGTAACATGAATGTTCGCATTACTTTTTTTCAAAGAGTAGGTGGACAAAATGAAGATGGAGAAGTGCTAGACTTCGAAAGGAAGGACTTATATACTTGCTGGGCAGAAGTGTCTAAAACATCTATTAAGGATTTTAGAGAAAGTGCGACTGTTACAAAAGCTGGTGGACTGGTAGAACATAAAGACACTAAAACATTCTTAATTCGTCATCTTCCAAAACTTCCTTTTGACAATTCTTGCTATGTAGATTTTGATGGCAATGAATATCAAATCGTAGCCATCGAACGTGATCATGCAAGTAAGGAAATTGACTTGATTAAGGGAGTGGTGTTGTCATGACAAAAGGATTAGACCTTTGCCTAAACAATCTCACTAAGTTAGAAGTAAAAGCGCCTAAGGTTGCTCGCGAAGCAGTCACAATGGTTGCTGAAGAGTTTGAAAAAGAACTTGGAGTAAATACTCCAGTTTCTGACGAACCAACACCCACTCGATTGAAAGCAGATATAAAAATCAGTAATTTCAAAGGTCGCGGTGGTGCTCCTTCTAAAGATATCGGTTTTGGTCGTACTACTGGTTGGCGTGCTAGATATCCAAACAGCGGGACAATCTATCAGAAAGCACAAGATTTCGAGGAAAGGACTATCAATGCAGTCACTCCTCGCGCTAAAAAAATATATGAACAAAAAATAAGGGAGGTGCTTAAATAAATGATTGCTGAAACTGAAGCATATAAACTTTTGGTAGCAGATGAAAAGTTAAATCAACTGTTTAATGAGTTCAGAGGCAAGGAATTTCCAGGATACAAACAAGGTATCTTTACTTACGATATTCCTGAAAAGCCTACAAACTTAAAACGAAAAGAGCTTGCTCCGTTTGCAAGAATTTATTCAACTTACGAAGCACCTCACAAATATGCAGATGATGAAATCATCTCAATGGAACAACGTATCACAATCAACTTTTGGTGTAAGAATGCTAAACAAGCTGACCAAATCGCCAAAAGAATGGATGCGGTCTTAGAAAGTAGCGGATTTGAACGCTACACCGCAAATGAGAAACCTCGATACATGGATGACGATATTGGACTGTTAATGAATGTCCGAAAATATCGTCTTTTTGATTGGAGTGATCTCGAAGAAATGAAAGGAAAATAAATAAATGTCTAAAGTTAAATTTGGTTTACGTGGTTTTGAATATGGGGTTTTGGACAATAAAAACCTTGTAACAGGAGAAACTAAAAAAATCCCTGGTTTGAAATCAGCAAAATTGGATATCACAAATGAATTGAACACTATCACAGCAGATGATGGACCATACGTAGTATTGTCTTCTGGTATCACTGGAACAACCCTTGAAGTTTCATGGCTTGATTTAGGAAGCGATGCTCGTAAGGACTTCTACGGTATCACTGTTGAAAATGGTGTTGAAAAATACAATAAGAAGATGACTCCGAACGATATCGCTTGCTTGTTCCGTACAACTGGTGACGATGGTAAAGGCATCTGGGTTGGTCTTCTTAAAGGTAAGTTCTCACTTCCAGGAATGGATTTGGAAACTAAAGATGGTTCACCAGAACCTAAGAACGATACTGTTTCTGGTAGCTTTGTAGCTCGTGGAGATGATGATGAAGGTCTTGTAATTGTAGTTGGTCGTGAAGACAACCCACAATTCCAAGAAACTGAATTCCGTAAACTCGTTTTCCCAAAGTCGTAAGCGGTGCTAGTTCTGAACGAACAGTAACCGCTGAATCAGGCGCAGCAAGACAAGAAGTATAAGAATAGGCTTGGTTTTTCCAAGCCTTTATTTTTTAAAGGAGTAAATAATGTTTGAAATTAAATTTAAAAAAGCAGGTGTGTTGAAGGAATTTTCAAAAGACTACGTAAATGTAGAAGACAACCTGTTGGCTTTGGAACACCAGGTTCGACAAACTTCGTTGTATGAAAACAAGGAAAATTTGCTAAATCCTGCTAAACATCGTGAATTAAATGAAGCGTATCTTGATATGTTTGTAAAAATGTACGGTGAGCAGTTTGATGCGGATGATTTAAAAGGTGCAAGTGTTGAGACTCTTGAAACATTGAATGATCTATACCTTGCAGCACTCGGTGGGAAACAAGAAGAAAAAGAGACCACCAAGGGAAAAAAGAAGAAAAAGGGCTAAGCCCTAAAGAAGCTCAAAATAATTTATTAGTTTGGGTTCAATCATTAATGAGTCAAGGATACACAATCCATGATATTAAAAGTATGCGTTTATCAGATTTTGATTTGATGGTGCAGGCTTTAGAAACAAAAGAAAGCCAAGAGGAAGAAGAAACAACCCTTGACAAGGCCTTCCCATTCCTTTTTGGATAGAAAGGAGAATGAATGGCAAGTAATATTGGTGAATTAGTCGCCACTGCAACCTTAGATGTCGCTCCTTTTCAGTCGAATGTCGGGAGGTTGAAAACCTATTTAAAAGGTGTCGATAATTCCCTAAAAGCGATGGAGAACAATTTTAAGGGAGCTGGTAACAATGTCAGCAACTTAAAAGGTCTTTTATCGCAAACTGGTTCAGCTTTGAACTCATATCAAAAAGTATTGAGTTCGCAGAGTGAACGATACAACCAATTAAAAGCTAGTATAGGAGATGTCTCTACTGCTACTGCAGAGCAGAAACAGAAATTAGTTGAAGCAAGTGCTAGCATGACAGCAACTGCTGCTAAAGTAGCTGAATTACAGAATCGTTATGAAAAGTTAGCAAGTTCTATGAGACAAGCTTATATCGACGATAGCGCATTCACTAAATTTGGTAAGGGTGCACAGGAAGTCGGCAATAAAATCAGCCAAGTGGGTCAAACCATATCTGGTTTTGGGTCTGCTTTAACCCGTGGAGTTACTGCTCCGATTGTAGCTAGTGCTGGTCTTGTGGTGAAGGCAGCGATTGATTATGAGTCAGCTTTTGCGGGTGTTAAGAAAACAGTCGACGAAACCGCCACAGTATCCTATCAAAAACTATCAGACGGTATTCGTCAAATGGCTAAAGAATTGCCAGCAAGTGCGGTTGAAATTGCAAACGTAGCAGAAGTGGCAGGGCAACTTGGTATTAAGGCAGATGATATTCTTTCATTTTCACGTACTATGATTGATATGGGAGAATCAACTAACTTGAGTGCTGAAGAAGCTGCAACTGCAATCGCTAAAGTAGCAAATATTATGGGCTTGAGTTCAGATGATTATTCAAGGTTCGGTGCATCCGTTGTAGACCTCGGTAACAACTTTGCCACAACTGAAAAAGACATCGTAATGATGGCCAATCGTTTAGCAGCGGGTGGTAAACTAGCTGGACTAACTGCCCCAGAAATCTTAGGTCTAGCTACTGCGATGAGTTCAGTTGGTATTGAGGCTGAGGCTGGTGGTACTGCAATGACTCAAACTCTTACAGCTATTGGTAATGCAGTTTCATTGACTACTAAGGATTCAGCGGACGATCTAGCATTGATTGCTAAAGTAGCAGGAACGACATCAGAAGAGTTTCAACAAGCTTGGAAAGAAAAACCTGCTGAAGCTTTACAATCCTTTATTAAGGGGCTTAATACAGCCCGTGAAAAAGGCGCAAACATGGATGCTATTCTGATGAAATTAGGCATGACAGGAATTAGGCAAGGTAATATGCTTAAATCGTTAGCTTTGTCATCAGATAAAATGGGAGCAGCGGTCGAACGCTCTAACCAAGCATGGAAAGAAAATACTGCCTTAACCAATGAAGCGAATAAACGTTATGAGACTACTGAGTCTCAATTAAAGATGTTTAGAAACCAAATCACCGACTTGGCTATTGAGTTTGGTGGACCTCTAATCAAGGCTCTTAGAAGTGGTCTTGATGCTGTCAAACCATGGCTAAACAATCTTGCCGATTTAGCTAAAAAATTCAGTTCATTATCGTCAGAACAACAACAAAACATCATTAAATGGGGATTGATGGCAGCTGCTTTAGGTCCTGCATTGAAGTTGTTAGGTGGTGGCGTTTCAGTAATCGGTGGGCTTGTTAAAGCGTTCGGTGGTTTGTCAAAAGGTATTGGCTTCCTAAGTGGTTCAGCTAAATATCTTGCAAATTTATCAGGAGTGACAAGCGGACTAAGTGCTGTAGCTGGTTCAGCTGGAGCAGTTGAAACCGCAGTAGCTGGAGCAAGTGCTGGAACTGGTTTGCTTGGTAGTGCACTAGGATTTTTAGTTAGTCCGATAGGATTGGCTAA